TATAGATATCCCATCCATCAAATCCACCCGCAAAACATAAAGTATATTTTCTTGAGTAAATGAAGTAGTAAGGATTTTCTTGTGTTTCTGGGTCAGTTCTAAATTCCGCGGTACCACATTCAAATGCTGTTTGACCACTAGTCAATGAACTATTTGAAATTGTAACTACTGTAGCTCCTGAGTCCATGTGGAAACCTTTACTTACATAATTCCAAGCTGCTCCTTCAATTGGTTGAGGTGCAACAACCCAAGATTGTGGGTTTTGTCTACCTTTATAAGTTAAGAATGATTCATCAATACCATATTGTGTTGAGAAACCTAAATAAGTTCTTCTAACAATATCTCCCGGAGATTCCACTAAATTAGAACCACCTGTCGCAGCCCCAAATGGTGGGTTTGCAATAGTTTCACCAGGGAAGAAATATTTTGTTTTGAATTTTGGAACCGGAGACGGGTTTAACACATTATCATATTCTCTTTGAGTGTATCCTTCAAATCCACAAGGAATTGCATCTATTGGTGCCTCATCAGCCATCTCAATCATCACATATTTTGAAAGTAATGCGTACTCACCATTAGTAGTACCAATTTTCTTAGCAACAAAGTTATTAGAGAACGGGTCCATATTACAGTTAGTAAATTTCTCAATAACAACTGGATTAGAATCAGTGTCAAAGAAATTTCTCACCAACACATCAAATGTCATATTATTGAATGATAAGTTAGAAATTGACACTTTAACCTCTAAATTCGCCGCGTCCCCATCAGAGATTGAAACAAATTTAAATAATTTATAAACTTTATTACCTCTTAATTCAGAAACCAAAAATGGTGTAACCGGTGATTGATATTGACCAACATTGTACGCAATTGACGAAGGATTTTCACCTCTAGCCTCCGGTAACGCAACCAACTCAGGATTAATACCTCTAATATAACCTTGGTTATATGCATAAGCCAATGAACCCGGATAAATTTCTTCAACAAATAAAGGAACTTCATTTCTTGATTTACCAAAATTATCAACACCTAATACTTTAGTTATGAATTTTGAAGATGAAGCAGATAAGTTAGTTTCAAATGTAAAATTATCACCATCTTTAGTAACACCTGATAATCCAAATGACGCATAAGGGTTTTTATCTATACTTGAGTATTGGTCACTGTTTAATAATAACACATTATTTTCGTCATTTACCTCATAAACCGGTCCGTGATTATCACTAGTTGAGCTATTAACATATAATGATAAACCTCTTGAACGAAGTGTTGCAACAACCATGTTGTTATATTCAGTATATGCAGTACCAATGAAAGTATAATATTCACCTGAAATTGTTCCCGAAAAACTATCTGTTACTCCTGTAAAAATTGAATCAAATACGTAATCAAATGAATAACCTGAATATGCGTTTCCTGTAAAGTTGTTAAAGTTTGCATAAAACCAAGAATCATTTTCACCTGCTGATAAATCATTATCCGCTAAATCAAGACTATCAACACCATATGCATTTACCACTGTGCTATATTGGTCAATTAAATTCCAATAATCGGTTTCCGGAACCGGTCCGTAAACAACCGCGGTAGTCGCAGATAATGATGGGTCTCCAACAATATCTAAAATAGTATTTGTAATATCATTATTATATGTAGAAGTACTACCATCTGATAATCTATATTGTGTGTTAAAGTTTGCCTGAACCGCTGCCGGGAATGAACCACTAACATAGTTAACGGTACCCGCACTTGTCGAACCTGTAAAAGATACAGACCAAGAAGTCGCTCCGGTTGGGTTTTGGATTACTGTAGTAGGGTCTACGTTAGCAGTAACTCTAATACTCCAAGATGGACCTGCATCATATCCCGATAAACCTAAGATTCTTGTAACAAACAATTGATTTGATTGTTGCAAGTAAGATTTAGCGATGTATGCCGCTTCATATTTAGGGATTTGTGTGTTAACAAATTTGGTTGGTTCTGTTCCTCCGAAAAAGGCTTGGAATTCGTCGTAGTTTGTTATGAATACCGGTTCAAATGCTGGACCTTTTAAAGTCTCACCAACTAAACCTAGGGTAGTAACACCCACACTTTGTGCTACGAATGATAAGTCAGTTTCAGAAGTGTATACACCCGGTGAAACGAAAACTTTTTGATTTGCTTGTGCTGTTGCCATTATCTAATTATTCTATTGCAGATTTATTTTATAGATAAATATTCGATAAAATATCAAAAAACTTTACTTTTAGATATGTATTTGTAAAGAGTATGAATAAATTCTACCTTTTTTCTACCTATGAAACAGACAAAAGAAATCAAGAATATTAAAATTGACCCCGCCGTACACGACATACTGAAAAAGTACTGTGAAAAACGAGGATTAAAAATTTATAAGTTTTTGGAAAAATTAATCGTAGAAACCTGTAAAGAGAAGAAAGATATCTACGGAGAAGATTAAACTAATATATTATCGAACTGTATTGACGACTCTTTTGTGTCATCAGTTTTAACCACATCTATTCGTAAAACATCGTTAGTTGTTATCTGAATATTTTGAACATCGGTACCAAAATAATCACCATTAATATAAACATCAAAAGAGTCAACATTAGACCAAGTTCCAAAAGAAAGATTTGCGGTGTAAGCAACAACATCACTTAAAGTATCGTTCCCAACAACAAATAAATAATTTTCCAAAAATTCATTTGAATTTTCTAATGTTTTATTTTTCTTTCCTACATTTCCCGCTCCAGTTAATTCCATAAGTTGGGTCACTCTCGCAATTGCCGGTTTAACTTCAAACTCTTCTTCATCAATCAAATAACCTAACATGGTGAAGTCATAACTTTGAACATAATACTTTCTAGCGTCCATTGTCATTTGAGATTCATCAGAAACATTATTCATTACAATCGGAACATACTGACCTTTGATAAAAGTATAAGCTTGTCTTGAGGAAAATTTTTGCATAATCACCTTATTCAACTGATTAAGTTCTCTCATACGATTACAAATAATCTTTACACTATAACTAATATCAACAGGAACCGGTTGAGGTATTGTGTAGATATCCATTCCTTGTTCGTTTCCATTCCAAGTTGGGACAGATGCATAATAGAATTGTTTTCTATCGGGAATTGTGTATTGTAACGATGGGTTACTTCCAAATTTAACTTCAGGACTTCTTACTACCGTGATGAAGGGCGGGGATGGGTTATAATCTAAATCCACAAATAACGCTGTCTCAACGTATTGAGTCCAGTTTTGAGTTGTGATTATAATATCCACCATTGGAACTATTTTTCCTGCGGTGATAACCTCTAAATCATTTTTAACGAAATCTAACATTCCTCTATCCAAATCGGCGTGTAGTACTGATTTAGGAAGATATGTTCCGTCTTTATTAATATATTCCAATAGTTGTTCCCTACGAGCAGACAATGTCTTATGTGGGACTAATGGTAATGTTGGTATAACTTTCTTTGGTAATGGCATTTTATTTCTTAACTACAAATAATTTATTTTGTGAATTTATCATATCAACTTCAGTTGCACTATAAATTGGTTCTCCACTTGATTTATAAACAAATGAATCATACTTGTATGGATTATAGGTAATAATCATATCTGATGATGGTGTTGGTATGTCATCACAAGGGTATTCACAAAAATCCATTAAATCCCCAATAACAAACGCATGGACATTTTTTGATTTTTCCGAACGAACTCTGTCTTTCCCACCTTTTCTAACTCTAAACTCAACATCCCCTAATTTAACATAATCCGCGTGCATTATAACTTTAGATTTATATGTTACCGAAAAAGTATGTTTGTGAAGGTTATAATAAACCATAACTCTTTTTCCAATATGACTTTCTTCTGAGTTATCGTGTCCACATTTATGACAAATATAAGGGTCGTCACCACCATCGGATAAATCCCATGACCAACCACACTCGTCACAAATTACTTTATCTTTTGTGACAATTTCAAATATTCTTCTTAATTGAGATTCTTTAACTAATACTTTCATTAATCAGCGACAATTGTTTTAACAGGTAATTCAAATTTATTTTCAAACCATTTTTTAAAAGGTCCTTTCCAATATTCACCAAACATTGTTTCTAACGTTCCATAATCATTAACAATTAAAATTGGTGTTTGTTTTATAAAAGATTGGCTTGAAGGTTCATCTTTATAATATTCTTTTACAATATAAATAAATAACATCCCATTTTCATCATAATCACCATCATATTCAGGATTAAAAAACTCCGTAATATATGGATTTTCTTTGTCATCATGTTCATCATCATTCCAAGTTGTTGGATTAAAATAATCAATTTTATCCACGTCATAAGACCCATCAATATACTGATAGATGGCATTAAATAATTTACTCTCTGTTATTATGTATTCCATTATATTCCTCTAAATTCGTTTTCACTTACATAAGTGGCAACAATACTTCGGTAGAATGGTTTGTATCCTCCATACGTATGTTTATTATCTGACCTAACATATCCATCATCACTTACCACATAATATCTAACTCTATCTTCAGTTTCATAATACCCAAGATAATCCCCTTGGAATATCTCAACACCCAATTCATCAAGAGTTTTCTGATACAATGAGAATTTCATATTACCAGGTTCTTGTAATTCAACTCGTGAGTTTCCATAGTTTTTAGAACTTGGTG